CCGATTCGGTTTCGCGTTCGGCCACGTTGCCGGTAGTGCTATCGGTGCCGCCAGCGGTTTTGGACTGTGGCAGTTTAACCGCTTTCGATTTTGCCGATTCCGATTTACGCGATGGCTTTGCAAGTATCACGTTCGCGGTATCGCGCAGGTCAGCCATACCAGAGCTGATTTTATTGTTTGCGCTGGCTTGGGCTTTGGTGAACTTTTCCACTTTGGCTTTCTGCGCTTTGGTTTGTGGCTTTTTGTTGCCATCGGCCAATTGCAGTTTGTGCTCGGCAACATCGTCACGAGTCATAGCGACAATATGTTTCAGCGTGAACCCCGCGAAGGCGGCACCGAATCGGTCGCTACTCGCGTGAATGTAGGCAGCGCGGAGCGCCTCGTATTTCTGTGGGTTCGCTGTCTTAGCGGTTAGATCCTCGACTCGGATTAGCGGCGCGTGCATTGCCTGCACGTAGCGTTGCGAAGCCACCGACCATTCTTTACCGAGCAAATGCGCTAAGGCATCGCGGCGTGAACCTTCCGCCTCAAAGAATTCCACGGTGCGGCCAAAGATGGCGGCGCGTGTGGTTGGCTTAAGATCAATTACTTTCTTTTCGTTTGACACGTTGTGTCTCCTTTTTTGTTTAAGTTATGTCGGTTAACCGACCTGATAAATACTACGCCATAACGTGTTACAGGCAAGTTTTTCCTAGGCCAGAAAACCAGTGTAGGATTCCTACACAAAAAAGGGGCACCGCCCCCCTATGACCCCGCACACGACTTGTGACTCCGCACTGCGTATGTATTACTAATCTACTCAAATAAATTGTATTTCTATGAAAACAAGGCACTTTTTTGAGGCCGTTCCCTAAATACCCATACACAGGAACACCCCCCACCCCAAAAATTTAAGTCCCTGTACCTATAAAAATTTTTTGTGTATATTCCCGCCAACGACCTTTGAGTCTGCATACAATCTATGACGTTACTGATAGAACCCGAAATCGGCGTTCCCTATTCTGATGACATATCTCTTGTCGATCTCAAAGAGAGAGCGGCAGCGGCGTGCAGTACGGCGCAAAAACTTGCAGAGCACGGACTAGATATTGAACCTTCCAAAGAAGATGAAGATGTGGCAGCAAAACTTGCTGTTGCTTACGCGGACAATCCTGAGAAAACTTCTAAAATCGCTAGCACGCGGAAGACAGCGGCGCTTACACCTGCCTCGCTCGTACTTACAAGCAACATACTTCAAGAATTCGGACACGCTGTTGCAGAAAGTGCCGTCGAGATCCGACACCTAGTCACAAACAAGCTCTTATTGGAGTCAGAGAACGCTGACCCACGTATACGCATCCGTGCGTTGGAGCTTCTAGGTAAGATATCAGACGTAGGGTTGTTTGCAGAGAAGTCAGAGGTCACTGTTACACATCAATCTACGGATGATCTGCGTAACAAGTTACGTAGTAAGTTGGAAAAGCTGGTAAACCCGGACGATAACGTGATAGAGGACGCAGAGTACACAGATGCTTGAGGCCGTTCCCGACTTTACTGAGGAAGAGGTTCAGCACATGCTGGATAACTTAGATTCTTTTTCAGATAAAGAGGTATTAGAGATAAATCGTATCGTCGATGAGCTAGCGGTACGTAAGGTAAATCAAGAAGCCTTTGATGACCTCATAGAATTCTGCAAAAGGATGCAGCCAGACTACATTGTAGGCAAACATCACCGCATTTTGGCCGATTTGCTCATGTCAATTGAGCAGGGAGACAAAGATCGCATCTGTGTAAACATCCCACCACGCCACGGCAAGTCTCAACTCGTGTCTATTTTCTTTCCAGCGTGGTTTTTGGGGCGAAATCCGGGCAAAAAGGTGATGATGGTGTCGCATACCACCGATTTGGCGGTAGATTTTGGCCGAAAGGTGCGAAATTTGATCTCTACGGACGAATATCAGGCTATTTTCTCTACAGTACAGCTTGCGAGCGACTCAAAATCAGCCGGTAGGTGGAATACAAACTCTGGTGGTGAATATTACGCCTGTGGTATTGGCTCTGCATTGGCTGGTCGTGGTGCAGACTTGCTGTTAGTGGACGATCCGCACTCGGAACAGGATGTAATTAACGGTAACTTCTCTGTATTTGAGAAAGCCTACGAGTGGTTTACCTTCGGAGCGCGTACTCGTCTGATGCCGGGGGGCCGTGTTGCAATAATACAGACAAGATGGCACATGGATGACCTTACTGGGCGTGTTACACGCGATATGGCGCAGAACGAGCGGGCAGATGAGTACGAAGTGGTTGAATTTCCCGCCATATTAGAAGTAGAAGACGAAGAAACAGATGAGATTGTAGAAAAGCCACTGTGGCCTGAGTTTTTTGACCTAGAAGCACTGCTCAGAACCAAAGCGTCCATGCCTACGTTCCAGTGGAACGCACAGTACCAGCAAGAACCCACCGCAGAAGAGGCCGCGTTGGTCAAACGTGAGTGGTGGAACATATGGGAGCCAGAGAACCCACCGCAGTGTGAGTACATAATTATGTCGCTAGACGCAGCGGCAGAAAAACACAACCGCGCCGATTTCACCGCACTTACTACGTGGGGTGTATTCCTGTATGAAGAGACTGAGGCGTACAACATAGTGTTGTTAAATAGCATAAAGCAGCGGATGGAGTTTCCAGAGCTAAAAGAGATGGCGATGGAGGAGTATGCTGAGTGGGAGCCAGATGCGTTCATAGTGGAGAAGAAGTCATCGGGCACCGCGCTGTACCAAGAGATGAGACGTATGGGGCTACCCGTGTCAGAGTATACCCCCCACAGAGGGTCAGGTGATAAGCTGGCTCGCTTGAACTCAGTATCTGATATTGTAGCAAGTGGGATATGTTGGGTGCCCCCCACACGGTGGGCAGAAGAGGTTATAGAGGAGATTGCTGGATTTCCGTTTATGAGCCATGATGACTTAGTTGACTCAACGGTTATGGCATTGATGAGATTCAGACAAGGTGGGTTTATTAGATTACCTACGGACGAGCCTGAAGAACAACGGTATTTTAAGAGGCGCGGAAGCGGCTACTACTAGAGACGTATTATGGCTATTGAAAAAGGTTTGTACGCTGCCCCCGAAGGCATCGAAGCAGAAGCTGTAGAAGAAAGTGCGCTTGAGATTGAGATTGTTAACCCAGACGCGGTGACTCTGGATGATGGCAGCATGGAGATCACACTGATCCCCGGCGGTGACGAAACAGATATTATTGATTTCGGAGACAATATCGCAGACGCGATGGAGGATAGCGACCTTGTTGCTTTAGCTGAAGAACTTGTTGGGCTTGTCGATTCAGATATAGCGAGCCGCAAAGATTGGGCAGATACTTTCGTTAAGGGTCTTGATGTGCTGGGCTTTAAGTATGAAGAGCGCACTGAGCCGTGGGAAGGCGCGTGTGGTGTGTACTCTACAGTCCTCGCTGAAGCGGCTATACGGTTTCAAGCGGAAACTATGTCTGAGACATTTCCCGCCGCTGGCCCTGTAAAGGTAAAAGTCCTTGGAGAAGAAACTAAGGACAAGGAAGAAGCTGCACAGCGCGTAAAAGCTGATATGAATTACGAACTCACCGAGCGCATGGTGGAGTACAGACCCGAACATGAACGCCTGCTGTACAGCCTTGGCTTGGCTGGTAGTGCGTTTAAGAAGGTGTATTTTGATCCGAACATAGGCCGTCAAACGGCTGTATACATACCAGCAGAAGATGTGGTGGTGCCATACGGCGCATCGCATGTAGAAAGCGCAGAACGTGTTACGCACATCATGCGTAAGACTAAGAACGAGCTGAAGAAGTTACAGTCTGTAGGGTTTTACAAGGACGTAGAATTAGGCGATCCAACGCCGTACCACACAGATATAGAAGAGCGTAAGGCTGAAGAGGGTGGCTACTCACTTACTGACGATGATCGCTTCACATTATATGAGATACACGCTGACTTAGTTATAGACGGTGTGGATGAAGAAGATGGTGATGAAGAAGATCAGATAGCGAAGCCCTACGTCGTGACACTAGAGCGTGGCAACAACAAAGTTTTGGGTATTCGCCGTAACTGGAGTGAAGAAGATGAGTTGATGTTGAAGCGTCAGCACTTCGTACACTATGTATACGTGCCCGGATTTGGGTTCTATGGTCTAGGGCTGATTCACATAATCGGTGGGTACGCTAAAGCAGGTACTTCTATTATACGGCAGCTTGTGGATGCCGGTACGCTGTCTAACCTGCCCGGAGGTCTCAAGTCTCGCGGGTTACGTATTAAGGGTGATGACACTCCCATAGAGCCGGGAGAGTTCAAGGATGTAGATGTGCCGTCAGGCAGCATCCGCGACAACATTATGCCGCTTCCTTATAAGGAGCCGAGCCAGACCCTACTAGCTTTACTTAACCAGATAACCACAGAAGGCCGTAGGCTGGGTGCTATCAGCGACATGAACATTTCGGACATGTCAGCAAATGCTCCTGTGGGAACTACTCTGGCGCTCCTAGAGCGTACCTTGAAGCCAATGGCGGCGGTACAGGCGCGTGTTCATTACGCCATGAAGCAAGAGTTTAAGATGCTCAAAGCGATCATGGCTGAGAATGCACCGGAGCAGTACGATTACCAACCGTACCGAGGCGCGGTATCTGCCCGTGTAGCAGATTACATGATGGTGGACGTAATCCCTGTCAGTGATCCGAATAGCTCTACGATGGCCCAGCGCGTGGTTCAGTACCAAGCGGTACTACAGATGGCGCAGTCTGCACCTCAGATCTATGACTTACCGCAGTTGCACAGGCAGATGATCGAAGTGTTGGGTGTTAAGAACGCAGACAAACTTGTTCCTACAGAGGACGACGCAAAACCGACCGATCCGGTCAGCGAGAACATGGATGCTCTTGTTGGTAAGCCAATGAAAGCGTTTATATACCAAGACCACGACGCTCATATAGCTACGCACATGGCGTTTATGCAAGACCCGATGATTATGCAATCTATTGGGCAAAACCCCCAAGCGAAGCCAATTATGGCGGCGCTACAGGCGCACATTGCAGAACACCTTGGTTTCCGCTACCGCAAACAGGTAGAAGAGAAATTAGGTGCACCGCTACCACCTCCGGGCGAGCAGTTGCCAGAGCAGGTGGAAGTGAACTTGGCAAGGCTGGTAGCAGATGCAGGCAAACAGCTTACTCAACAACACCAACAACAAGCTGCACAGCAACAAGCACAGCAGAAAGCTCAAGATCCTGTTATTCAGATGCAACAAGCCGAGCTACAGATCAAGCAGCAAGAAGTGCAGCGTAAGACAGCTAAAGATCAAATGGACGCGCAGGTTAAACAAGCAGAGCTAGAACTAAAAGCTCGTGACCAGATGCAAGACGCGCAGATAGATCAGGCTGAGTTAGCTCTTAAAGAACAAGAGTTAATGCTAGAAGCTAAGAAAGATGGCGTAAAGATGGCTGCTGAACGTCGCAAGAACAACGCAAAGGCGGACGTAGATCTGCTAAAAGCGATGAAGGATTCTAATAACAACAGAGGCCAATAATGGCTAAAACCGTCTTTGACGTGCTAAGAGAAAAAATCGAGTCTGATAGGGACTCTGCACTACAATTTCTAAGCAGCGGAGGAGCAAAAGACTTCTCTATGTATAAGGAAACCACAGGTTTAATTCGGGGTCTCGAAACCTGTCTGGGCTATGTAGAAGACCTCTCGCGCAATTTGGAGTATGGAGATGACTGACATTGCAGAAGCAATAGTCTCGGAAGAAGAGGTAGAAGCACAACTACCTGTGCCTGTGGGGTATAGGGTGTTGATTGCACTACCGCAAGTCGAAGAAACCTTTGACGGTACTAACTTACTGAAGACGGATACGCAAAGAAACCAAGAACACGTTATGTCCATTATTGGACTTGTAGTGGATATGGGTGACCAAGCCTACAGCGATGCCGAACGATTCCCCACTGGCCCTTGGTGTAAGCAAGGCGACTATGTGATGTTTCGTGCTAATTCTGGCACAAGGTTTAGGGTTGATGGTTTAGAGTATCGTTTAATGAACGATGACTCTATTGAAGCCGTTGTAGCAGATCCCCGTGGCGTATCACGAGTATAAGGAGTAAGTTATGCCGTTCCAAAAAGTAGAGTTTAATTTCCCTAATGAGGAAGAACAAGAATTGGTGGTAGAAGTAGAAGACTCCGGTGCAATGGAGATTGATTTATCTGGTAAAAAGACAGCCGAAGACTATAAAGAAGCAGAGGCTGAAGTTGAGGTTGAGGTTGAAGCTGAAGCTGAACCGGAAGCAGAAGATGAGTTTGACATTGAGATCGTTGATGATACTCCTGTAGCAGACCGTAATCGCAAGCCTTCTGAGCCGCCCAGTGATGTTACTGAAGAGGAATTAGAGAACTATTCTAAGAAAGTTCAGAATCGCCTCAAGCACTTTAGTAAAAGCTACCATGATGAACGCCGAGCTAAAGAAGCAGCCGAACGCGAGCGTCAAGAGCTAGAACGGTTAGCGCAAAAACTCGTTGATGAAAACAAAGAGTTAAAGGGCAATGTAGCTAAAAACCAAGAAGCGTTGCTTGAGCAGGCAAAGAAAAATGCCAGTTCTGAGATAGAGTCTGCGAAACAGGCATATAAGGTTGCTTACGAAGAAGGCAATTCTGAGGCGGTTGTTGACGCACAGGAAAGTCTAACTTCTGCTAAGTTAAAGTCAGAACGCCTAAATAACTTCAGAATACCTGCTTTACAGGAAGAGGAAAGTCCTGTACAAGACACTGAATCAACGAATATTCAAGAGGTTTACCGCGATACTAGGGCCGAAGAGTGGAAAGCAAACAACTCTTGGTTTGATACAGACCCTGAAATGCAAAGTTTTGCTCTAGGTGTGCATCAAAAGCTAGTGAACGATGGGGTAGACCCCCGAAGTAACGAATACTACGAGCGCATTGACGTTCGTATGCGACAAGTATTTCCAGATCAATTTGAGGAGGAAGTTCCCAAGCAGACAGTAAAACGAAGTTCAAATGTGGTGGCACCCGCTACGCGGAGCACAAGCCCTAAGAAGGTAAGATTATCGCCAACACAAGTAGCTTTGTCCAAACGTCTTGGTATAACTCCACAAGAATACGCCAAACAGATGGCTGCATTAGAAAGAGGAAATGAATAATGGCGGAAAATAGAATCAAGAGAGATAGCGAAACCCGCGAGACAACTACTCGTAAGCGTTCGTGGCAACGGCCAGAGGTATTACCTTCGCCAGAACCACAGGATGGCTATGAGTTTCGTTGGGTGCGTGTATCTACTCAAGGTCAAACAGACGCTACCAATGTTTCCTCAAAACTACGTGAAGGTTGGGAGCCAGTTAAAGCTGAAGATCACCCAGAGTTTGCATTAACCGACAAAGACGAAAGATTTGAAGGTAATATATTGCAAGGTGGGTTACTTCTTTGTAAGGCTCCAACAGAGCTAGTTAAGGAGCGTAATGATTATTACGAAAACCAAACTAGATCGCAGATGCATTCTGTAGACAACAACCTCATGCGCGAAAACGACCCTCGTATGCCTTTGTTCAACGAGCGCAGCACAAAAGTTACCAGTTTTGGTAAAGGAACTTAAATTTTTTGTTAAGAGGTTAACATGGCTTATCCAACAGTTGACGCCCCCTACGGGCTGAAGCCGGTAAAGCTGCTTAGTGGTGTTCCATACGTAGGCACAACCCGTCAATACAGCATAGCTAGTGGCTATGCGACGGACATTTTCTACGGAGACGCAGTTAAGCTCGTTACCGGAGGCACCGTTGAACGTGATACGTTTGATGCTGCCATGACTCCTATCGGAGTCTTCATGGGTGTTACTTACACCGATCCTAGTACTTCACAAGTTACTTTTAGGCAATACTACCCAGCTAGCACCGCCGCTTCAGATATTCAAGCGTATGTGTGTGATGCTACGGATGTGTTGTTTAAGGTTGCTGTCGTGTCGTCTGGCACCACCATTGGTGATTTAGCTATCACTGACATCGGTGCTAACGTAGCTGGAGTGAACAATAGCGGAAGCACCGTAACAGGTAATTCTGCTAGCGCTATTTCAGATACGTCTGCTACCACAGCTACACTTCCTTTCCGCATTGTTGCCTTGGTTGAAGAAACCAAGAACTCTTCTGGCGGATTCACGGAAGCGTATGTTAAGTGGAATGCAGGTCACGCATTTGACAACACCACTGGCGTATAAAGGAGTAAGGTAAAATGGCAATTTCTCGCGCCCAGCTACTGAAAGAACTCCTGCCCGGACTGAACGCTTTGTTTGGTATGGAGTATGCAAAATATGGTGAAGAGCATTCGGAGATTTTTGAATCAGAAACCTCTGACCGTTCTTTTGAAGAAGAAACTAAGTTGTCAGGATTCTCTGCTGCCCCCGTCA